AAACTGATGAACATTAGTATTGCTCTCTATTAGTTCAATATCTGGACCCCATACCAGATCCATTGTTCCACCTCCCACATTATTGCTTAATATTGCCGATAATTTAGCGGCTGCTGCTTTAGTGGGTGCAATTTTATGTTCTAGACTGCCTAATTTAAAAATTCTTAAATTTGAAACCGCTCCATCTAGAGCGCACATATCTGCTAATTTTAGCTTTTCTATTACTGTAATATCATCCATAATGGCATAAATCATAGGATATGCCCAGGCTTGCCAATCGTCTTTTTTATAGTGATATACTATCGTCTTGTCGGCATTTAATAGATAGGGCTTACGTGTCTTTGCGGCCTCTATAATGTCTGCCGGTAATTGATTAATAATTTCTTTTTCTATCTCATTTTTAGGACTATTAATAATCTTGCGTAATGGAGATGGTAATATAACTCCATATAGTTTTTTATTAGTGAATGACGCTAATGATCCACCCATAACTTCCACATAAGCAGGATCAATAAAGGTATATTTCCATGGAATTTCTTTTTTATTAATTGTAATATCTTCATCTTCAGGATCAGGGATATCTGCTGCTGCCGTAGCTCGATACATTTTATCGGTAATTTTATTATTTAGTTTAGCAGTTTGTCTGTTCAGAACAACATTACCTGTACGATATAAATTATTTAAAAATCTTTCACTACGATCTTTACCATTAATTTTTTTGAACCATGCCTTATAAAATCGTTCTATTCTTTTATTTGGGTGAACTATGCGAATACCTTGGCTAGCAAAATCACCCATCAAATCTATAACATTTCGAACTAGACCAACTCTTTGATATATATCATCAGCATGGTATATGATTCCCTTGATTTTGGTGGGAACAGCTTCTTCTGGTCTAAAAGCATAATAATCATTACGAGTTAATCCCGGACGACCACCAACATTAGTATCTAAGTTAGAAAAATCTAATCTGGTGCGTCTGGCTGTGGTTCTTTCTACAACATTATATTCTGATAAAGATTCTGATGAGGCTTTTAGAGCTTTTTCTTTACTATCAAGATCATCACCCCATGTAACATAAGCAGACTCATCAACAATTTGAGCATTCTGAATAATCTGATTTTTTGAGTGTTGTTTAGCCATATTTTTTAATATCTTTGTAATTGTATTATATTAGTATTAACTTATACACCATAATTATCTATATATGCCACCATAAATACCTTCTTCATTGGCGGCTGATGTAAACCACTCAGGCCCTTTGTATAATTGGCCGCTTATCTTGCCACCATCCTTAGTGGATCCTCCTATAACATTATATTCTGGACCAGATAAAACCCTATTCATTTGTCTTGCTAACATATTAGCAATTACCAAGGAGCTATATCGGTCTTTTCTTAATCTGCCTTTTCTGCCATTTGCCGTCTTTACTTCAGGAGTATCCCACCGATCTCTTGATCCAGAAGCTCCACTAGTATGTGTCATTACAATCGTAGTTAATTCATTCTTTAATTCTTCTATTTCTAGAATACACTCACTTAAACTATCATACAAGGGACTGCTGAGATCTGTAGCTAATATGTCCTTGCCTTCATTTTCTAGCGCTAAACCTAGTGTAAGATTATCAAATCGTGGAAACAATAAAGCTTTATCTTCCAAGTCTTTGCGTAATCCATGATTAGCCTGTGCTGTCCAATCTGCTCGTGCAAATTGTACCAGTTCTAAAATATGTAAACCAACCTGATTATCTGTGTCCTTAGATTTATCATAATCAATAACTGGCCATATTAATTGTTCGCCATCATTTAAATTTTGAGGATCGTGTAAAGCTTCTTCAATAGCAACTCCACCACCTTGAGCGTCCATACCTATTCGCACAGGAGGAAAAGTATGCATTAAACTACGAATCTTTTTAGCACAAAAACTATAAAAATCGTGTTCTGCAACTAATCCTGTTTTTTGTCTTTCTTTAAAATTACTTCTATTAGTAGTCCAACAATATACAACTCTGGTATGATCCTTATGCAGTTCTAGTACGACTATAGAAAAATTATCTTGTTCTGATGCTGGGTCTACACCATATACATACTGCTTAGTACTATCTCCTTTTATAGTAGCATCGAATACTACTTTACCACTCATGGGTAAGATTATATCCTTTTTATTGTCTGTAACACAACTTTCTATAAGGCTACGCTTAAAAAATCCATCGCTATCTGCTGTAAAACAAGCAGCATATTCCATATTATATATACCAGTATGAATAGTTGCTTTGGCTCGTGCAACCTGTTTATCATCCATAAATCCTGTAGGTATTAATTCATATGGAATGCGGATAATACTATAATCTTTCCAGTTAAAATTATTAGGAACTTCACCCTTAAAAATCTCCTCTAGTTTATGTTGATCTCCTTGGCTTTCTATAATAGCTTTATATCTTCTCCAATAGCTAGCAAAATGTTTGAATGCATAATCAGCAGTGCCACTAATAATAGCCTGATTACCCATTTTATATTCTAGTGCTTCTAATTCATTATTCCATAATCCTGCTGCTTTCATCGCTTTCTTTTTCGCTTCTTCTTTAACATTCTGTATAGGACTAGCACTAACAGCAGCGAATCCTGAGACTACTGTTTCATAAATATCAGGACTAATACTAGCAAATTCGTCTGCAATAATAATATGTGCTCTAAGACCTCTAATCTTACTACCGTCGCCCATTGGGATAGCCACAGCCCAACTATCACCAAGTCTGATAGTGCATCTGTCAACATCTCGTCGTGGACCATCATCATTACCATTAAAAATACTACGCAATATGGAACTAGTTCTCCATATATTTTCCATATATTCAAAGATAATTTTACTTTGACGAAAAGCCGCGCCCACAATAACTATTTTAGTTCCAGGATAAAATATGCATTTTAATACAGCATATAAGGCTAATAAAAAACTTTTTCCCCAACCACGACTAGCAATATACATAGGAAATGGACGTATCCAAAATTCTTGCAGTATGGCTATTTGAATGGGGTGCAGTTCTATGCCAAATAATAATTTAACCGTCATACCAAAATATTCTGGATTTTTCATTAATCTTAATAGATGCAAATCGGGATTTTCTATATCATTCTTGGACCTATAGATCATAGGGTTTTTAGGAATGATAATTTTTGATAAATCGCCAAGGCCAAGCCATGCGTCATCAAATATGTGTTTATCCTTGATTAAGCCCATATAGATTATAAACTCTTTTCATGATGGAAAGTGCTGTTTTTTCTGCCCATTCTGGAGAACCACAAAAAACAACATGAATATTATGATGCACAGATAGTTCTGTTAGGAACTTTAGTATGAATGCTGGACTAATTTTGATTTTTGACCATGTTTTTTTTGGAACGTCTGAGCCTATTGGATAGTTCATCATTTGATCGTAGTGGCATTCTATGAGAATATATGCGTGTTTATACTGTTTCATACGTTCTATTACATCTTTAAATCTTGGTTCTGTCATATTATTAGCTATTTCAGCTATGCCATTTTTACGCTCTATACATAGAATATTTTCTAAGCCTTCTATACTATAATCGCCAGTATCTAATTTTTTATTGGCTTTAGCATTGTATGGAAATTTCCACGGATGTTGCTCTCTGGTATCAATAATAATAGTAAAATCATCTGTATTCATTTTTTGCTCGCTATTATTCTCATAAAAGTAGACGCATATGACTCTTCCATACCTTTTATAGAATCATGATGTTGTCTACATAGTGTAATACCATTATCTATTACAAATCGTAATCCTGGAAATTGAGCCCAATTTTTAATATGGTGGGCGTTTAATTGTCGTTTTTTTTGACACCCAGGCCATTGACATTGATGATTATCTCTTGTATAAACTTTCTTTCTCCATTCTTTATATATGGGATCTTGAAAATTTCTAAACATTTGCACACTTAATATCATGATGTACCATTTCTTCTACTAAATCATCAAATGAATATTCTGGTTTCCAACCCAGTAGATTTCGAATCTTAGAACTATCGCCATTCAAATATTCTACTTCTGCTGGTCTATATAAAGTAGGATCTATAGACACATAATCTTCCCAATTTAAATTAACAATTTTAAATGCTTTAACTAAAAATTCTTGGACCGAATGCGTAGATCCTGTGGAGACAACATAATCGTCGCCCTGATCTGTTTGTAACATCATATGCATAGCCCTAACATAATCCTTCGCGTGTCCCCAATCTCTTTTAGCCATTAAATTACCAAGATTTAATCTAGTATGTATTTTATGATTTACTAATTGTCCAATATATTTTGTAATTTTGCGTGTAACAAAATTCTCACCTCTTCTTGGACTTTCATGATTAAATAATATGCCAGATGATGCATGGATGTTGTATGAGGATCGGTAAATGCGTAGAAGGTTATGGGAAGCTAACTTAGCAACTCCATAGGGGCTTTGTGGTATCATGGGCGTTTGTTCGTTTTGAAATTTGATATCATCCTGAGCACTAAAACTACAACCAAACATTTCGCTAGTACTAGCTTGATAAAGACGTGTTGCAGGTGATGAAACTCTAATACTTTCTAGTATATTAATTACTCCTAAAGTATTTATGCTTAGCGTTGTAGTAGGCTGACTAAAAGATGTTCCAACATGACTCTGAGCAGCTAAATTATAGAACTCATCAGGCTGATATTTTTGTAGTATACCTGAACAAGAAGCACTATCAGTTAAGTCAAATTCTTCTAATTTGAGCTGTGGCCTATTTAAAATATGTTCAATTCTAGATAAGTTTGGATTACTACATCTTCTCACCAACCCGATCACCCTATAATCTAAATTTAATAAAAACTCTGCTAAGTAGGAACCATCTTGTCCTGATATTCCTGATACTATTGCTACTTTATTGCTCATTAGTAATGACACTTTCTGGCGTTAGGAATGGTCGATCCACAGTTTGGTCTGCAAACTCGTGATACGAATGTAAATCTGATACTGCCTTTTCTGTGGCTAAACGAATAATTTCCATCTCGCGTCCTTCTTTTTCACGAATTTCTTCGTCCTCCAACATGCGTATTAAACCAACCCAGCTACTTTTACCGTCTTCTATTCTTTTGATTCTTTGTTCACGTGTGGCCTTGAGATCTTTGCTAATTTTTTGCTGTTCGTTTAATAGCTTGGTATATTCATTAGTATAGTTAGCAATGCTATTACGAGCAAATCCTAATTGAGTTTCAAGATTAGTTAGTCTGGGAATATCTCTTTGAGTTTCTGGTAAAGCATAAATTTTATCTACTTCAACTTGTAGTTTTTCTGTTTCGGCAATATGTCGTTTGCGCTCTTTCATGCTTCGATTAATCAAAATATCTATTGTGATAAATTGCTTAATTTGTAGTTCTTCTGCTGGTAAAACGTCTTCTCTGAATTGTCTAATAAGATTAATCCATACGCTTTCAAAATATTCTAATTCGCCGCTCTCATTATCAAATTGCTTTTTAATTTCATTCCAAAAAGTTTTACTGTGTAATTTGTGCTTTAAATATTCCTCATCATTCAAAATATCATTATCTTCTAATAGCCTATTTTCCACAATGTATCTTTTAACAGGAGCAGCATTACGATTAAGTTGGGATGCTATATCATCTATGGATAATTTTTTCACATTATCTCGTATAAACTTTTCTTCATCTAAGCTTAATTGGCCACGTTTTTTAGTCATAGAGTATCCGTGTTAATATTATTATTTTGCAAGATGTGAGAAATATGGTCCTGTAATTTGAGTAAATCTGATTTGCTCACTTTTCCACCCCCCTTGAGCCTCAAATATGTTTCACGATACTTAAGCTCTAGGTTGTTTTCTATGAATGATAGTAGTTCATTATTGGATATGTGGTAAAGAATATCTTGTGGGTCGGCCGATTTATTTTGATCGTTTTCTATAGTGGTGGTTTTCATTAGGTTTTTTTTAGTATTGTTACGATTTTCCCACTGAGAATATATTGAACAATCATTTTTATTTTTGTATTTGGAACACTGATTAGTCGATTTTAAATTTTTAGGATCATGAAATGGACATCCCACACAAACATTATCTGGGCGAAAATAATTATCTCTTTTAAAGTTAAAGAGCCGATTTCGCACATGGGTCCACAGAAAGTTTTCTAGTGGGCGCTTATTATCGTAATTTTCTAATCCTTCAAGAGCAAATATTGCTGCTTGTTGCTTCATATCCTCAATTTCATGATAACCAAATTTAAATTTATAGATTAATTTTTTACTAATAACGTCTAAAGCTTGTAGAAAATCACTTTCTGAAATATGTTTGCGCTTAAAAATATCATTCTTTTTGTTTGTCATCTTGTTTTTGTAATAAATCCTCTATAGAAATAGAACTATCAGCAGCATTAGCTTCTTCTAGAACGTCGTTATCTAATTTGGCTATTACTTTCAAAGTAGAGTCTACAAAAACTGGCTGATTTTCTGAAGTATTCATATTTTAACCCATATATTTAATATTGTGGCCTACCTATACTC